TTTTCTGGTTTAATATTCGTCCATCCTTTATTGTTTTTGTACAAACTGAAACACAAATATAATATAGGATACATGAATGCGAAGATGAACTGTCTGGTTCTCACTAATGAGAAATCAACCATCGCCAAACTTAATAGTGCTGGTACCCAGTGTACATATAAATCGTAAATCATAAATTTATCGTAAGACGTGGGTTTATTTACAGAATACAATTTATTCGCTACCAATGACCCTGTTACAGCCATGCACGCGTGTATGAGCACTACGTGTTCCGGTTGTCCCAGAAACAATACGAATATTATAAATAGAAAAATATTAATGTATGAGAGAGCTAAATTTGTCTTCATATAGTATATGATACTATTTATATTTTTATTAGTACTGACTGTTTTCATTTACATAAATCACTGGAACGGTAGAAAGAGTGATCCAGTATCGTAAACTTTAAAAAATCGAAAACGATCGAATGTGTACCAGGCCAGGCCATATTGTTTGACGCGGATATGATACACAGTGGAACCAAACACGACACGACCCGCATACAGCTCAAGCTTCATCACAGGGATGACGTGTTTCCTAAATATCTCGAAAATACGAAACTTCGACTCGACGCGTCGAAGGACTCATCGGGTGCATCTAACATGATAAGAAACATATCTTGTACACTTCCATTTTTCAGTGACTTGACGAGGAACGGGCAAAACGTTCCTGATTTTATTACCAGGTTTTATAAAGACGTCACGTATGGAAAGGGTAAGTATGCGACCGATAGCTATTAACACGTATGTACTTCTCGTGTTCATGGCCTACGTGATGCGCAAAGCGGGGACATTTTCATTAGAGGACAAGGTGAAGATGATTGAGTTTTTAGCCCATATGGCTCAGGATCCAGATCGCTTCTTATCGATACAAGATGATTTAAAATATTTTCACTTAGTAAATGACTTTTGAAGTCATCACCTATGCTACTCATTCGGAAAGAATGTTCCCTGAACTGATGAATAGCGGGTATCCAATAAAGGTTTTAGGGTGGGGAGAAAAATGGATAGATTTTCATACAAAGATTAACGGTGTACTCAAATATGTAAAAACAAAAGATCCTGATGATATCATAGTATACATAGATGCTTTTGATACCAAAATTTTAGGGGATCCGGCCATGGCTGAAAAGCTTTTCCGTGAAAAGAATTGTGGATTTTTGGTGTCTCTAGATACAGGTACAATATCTTCACAAATTATATTTGGAACGTGTAAAAATGGTAATATGGGTAATATGGGTATGTGGATGGGATACGTAAAGTACATAATACCAATTTTAGAAGATATATTAAATAATACTTGTAAAGATGATCAGATTATGTTTAATAGTATATGTCATAAATACGATTTTATATGTATAGATACTGAAAGTGCCATATTCAGTAATTACGGAGTTAAAGGAATCTTTAAAGGATACCCTTTTAGTGTTAATAAAAATATTTTCATCGATAGATTTATTAAGGAACATTTTCCCCATTTTATTTTACATATAACACTTATCACATACATATTAATTGTATTGCTTCCAACTTTAAAAAATTATATAATTGGAATTTATATTGTAACGATACTTGTATTTTTATTCAAATCTAAAAAAATGTGTATGTTTAAACAGAAAAATGTTTAATCGTTTTCTAACCCATAAGACTTAACATCCAGACACATATTAAAACAATGATCATATCCGACATCTTTTTTATGATATCGTACCCAGGTTGGACATACATGTCAATACCAGTTGGTTTGAATAAGATAGTGTTCAACACTTCATAGTATCCCCTCCACCCCTCTTTCGTATTTTCTGTGGATACAATCTTTTGGTACGCCAGTGGAAGCTTATACGTAAATTTGGACCAATGCCTGTTCGTCTCAAAGTCTACATGTCCTAACATACAATCGTTATTGACTAACCATTCCATATACTTTCTGTTGTACACGATGGCATGTGAACCGAAATTCAGTAAAAGTCTTTGATGATTTGAAAAAGTGAAGGGGTTCACCACGGGTAAGAATGAACCGAGTGTGTACACATCAGGATTTTTACTCTTCAAAAATCCACACAAGTCATCTATGATCATGGGGTTTCGTATTCGATCATCAAACTCACAATCATCTTCGAGCACTAATATGCGTTCGTATCCTTTGCCCAGAGCATCCTTGAATGCATTTTTAAGTGCGTGCTCCAGATCATAGTTTGGTTTTTGAACATGTAGATTCTTGCGACACCTTTTATACCCCTTATTATACTGATACACGACACGTGACGTGATACCATACTTGGCCACCTGATCACGTATCTGTTTTTCCCTCGGTGACCCCTCCATGAGAAGGACGTAGGTACAATCTATGCACGAGTCGAAATTTCCGGGTTCTTCGACGAGCCTGTAGCACTCAGACATATAGTATAATCAAAGATGTTTTCTACAGACCGCCTTGTACATGTCGTCACCCCCCACGAGTTCCAACTTGGTGCTCTTGACGATCCTCTTCGTGAATGGCCCTGGGGTTCCATCGAGGCAGTCCATGCACATGGCCGTCAGCTTGGTCACCTCGTCAGCCAGAGGTATACAGTCCAACAGGTTACCAAACTTCCTCTGTTTATAATCCCCGTCGAGACCAGCCAAGAGCACGATCCGTCCAGCCTCTAGTTCCTTCTCTACGAAGGGTTTGAGACCAGTGAAAAATTGAGCTTCGTCCAGGGCCACCACCTCACATCCCTCGGTGTTCACGGTGGTGAGGTCGTTCGTCTTGATGCATCGAAAGGTGACGTTATCATGGGTCCGAAGAACTTCCTCTGTAGATCGAATGTCCTTCTGGGAGTTGATCACCACCACCTGTTTACCGATCACCTTGTACCTCTTCAGACGACGAATCATCTCAGTCGTCTTACCGGAGAACATGTTGCCCATGATGATGCGAAGACTCATTTTGTCTAGTAATCACTTTTTATTTTAAGCGTTTCTACAAACACGGGTCTCTCCGTCTTGATGAAGTTGAGCCCTAGACGAATGATATTCTTGACAAAGTTTGACTTGACAAAGATGACTGAGAAGTCTATGTTCTCCCTGGAATACTCACGGTGTTTGTCGAGTACCCCTTTGATGGACATGATTCTTTTGGGTGTGATGTTCGAGCACTGACTCGCATCGATGATCAGTTTTACACGATTGTTCTTCTCCCATAATTGTGTAAAAAATGAATCTAAGTGAGCCGGTGTGGTCTGATTTGTCACGACCAAGCTCGAAATCATATCATGTACGAATATATTTCTCAGGACAATATTCACATACTGGTGGGGGAGAATGCCAAGGAGAACGAGGAGCTGACGGCGGCTTCTCGACCCGAGGATTGGTGGATGCATGTGGTGGAAAAGCCTGGTGCCCACGTGATCATCGCGTACAACAAAGACTCTTTGCCCAAGGAGACTGTGAACGATGCTGCAGCCATAGCAGTGTATCACAGTCAGGCCAAGACTATGCCCAAGGTGTGTGTCCACGTGGCCCGGGCCAAGAATGTGATTCCTGGAAAACAAAAAGGGCAGGTGAATGTCATCGAGGTGTCGAGTGTCAAGAACATCTTCATGAACAAGGAACTTCTCAGAATGGAAAGGCTATTAAAAACGAGGGTCCATAATAAGACATGGAACACCAACAGTGGGATCCCGTCGTGCTTCGAAGGAAAGTCGTGCCTGTGCACGTGACACCCCCAGAGGTGCCTCGTGAAGTCAAGATTGAGCGTCAAGAGATTGGCACGCATGAAAAGGTGAGCATGTCTTTGGCCAAGACGATTCAACAGGCTCGGATCGCCCGAGGCTTCAAGACCCAAAAGGATCTGGCCAACGCCATGGGTGTCAAGGTGGACATCATCAATGGGTACGAATCTGGGAAGAGTATTCCGGACAATAATGTGATGCAGAAACTTAGACGGGTACTTGGGGTGAAGTTAAAGAATTGATGGGGTTTATGAAGTATGAAGATTCTTGGGATAGACATAGGCTACTACAATTTAGGATTAGTATTAGCAGATTGTATTAATGAAAAAGTGAATATTCTTTATGTTCAAAAGGTGGATCTCACAGAATACAAAACACACAAAGCACCGGAGTTGTCCGATATGATTCATGGATTTGTGACGGAGTATTCGGACATTTTCTGTCAGGCGGATCAGGTGCTCATCGAGCGCCAACCACCCGGGGGTATCACGAGTGTAGAAGTTCTTTTACATTACATCTTTAGACACAAGGCTATCCTAATCAGTCCAGTGTCTATGCATAAACATTTCAACATAGGACATCTCGACTATGAACAGCGTAAGGAACGCACGGAACTCATAGCTTCCAAGTACTTGAGAGAATCGGAGTACTATGATAGACTAGAACGTAAACACGACGTGGCTGATGCACTGTGTATGATTCTTTATCAGACGTTTAAGAATGGCATAGCCTTTAAGAAACAAGGTACATGTACACTGTTTGAAGAGTTTGCTTATAAAAAGCGTACTTCTCCAGAACTCCATCGATGCGACGAAGCCTCAGCTGATTGAGTTCGATCCTGAGTTCCGTGGAGGGTGACATTTTATTCGTGGTTTACTGTAGATGACTCTTACAGACGCACAAATTACGAA